GCTTGAAGATTTATGCAAATTTACATAATAAAACGTGTGGGCAAAGTCGGGCATGGCTTTCCCACACGATACATTATTTTTTCTTAAAGTAAACGTAACGCAATGACCTTGCCCCTGCGTTACCGATAATTGGCGTGGTTCGCTCATAAGCTCGGTCAACTAAATTTTGCATATACAAGACGTTTAATGACCAAGCCAGATCTGAAACGCCCAGACCAGTGCCAATCGCAACCATTGTTGTCGTTGCGCGTTTGCCCCTATCTATATACTTTAGTATAGTTTCAGTTTTCTTTTTTGATATGGGTTTGATTTTTCTGAGATCATTATCACTAATAAAACTTTTATGTGATGATTTGTTAACAGTGATTTGGCGTGGCCTCTCAAAAGTTTTGTTAATCTTATTTCTTAGGCCACGTTTAATCTGATCTTTTTCAAAATTATACATCAGGTGTGAATACATGATCTCAAATTTATGTGTAGGCTCATCCATCATTGCTTGGGTGACTTGTTCTTTCGTCGCATAAGCGAAAGTTGGTGTTCTACATTCTCCAGTAGGGCTTGCTGTTCTTTCATCATAAACAGATAGAAGCTCTTGGTTCTCTTCTCTTTGCTCATTAGATCTTCCTGCACCATCAAATTTAATTTTATTAATCGTGTTATCGCTTGGTAGCATTCTTTCGATGTCATTTGTATTCTCCTTATTCATCATCATGGCCTTTAAATTTTCCGTTGGCATCCAAATTTGGAATACGGGTTCTAGCTTTTGGCATTTCTGGTAGTATTAAACCAGTGCCAGCGCAGTTAGTGCAATCAGCTTTTTCATACAGGTAAGTTTCATGAAAGATATTATAATCTTTCTCGAATAGCGTTTCGCCTGCTCCATTACATTCTGGGCATGGATAATATTTATTTGCCATTGGATAATCCTTTCGGTCTGAGCTTTGGTACAATAAATGATGAGCTGACGTGGCTAGTTTCGATGCACTGAGCCATACTGTCCATTTTCTCGTATGGTTTGTAGACTGCTGGCAATGCGTCGCCACACTCACGCGCACTGCGATAGAGCGTGGTGTCCTGTAGCTCCACGCCGCCAATGACATATGTGAGAACGAGCGTTGTATAAAATGTCATACTATTTCCCTCGTTTTAACAAATAAATAATCGTTCTTTTTGTTATGCAAATTAAAAGATTTTAATGTTTCATATTTAATATCTTTTAAATCTGTATTTAGCTGTAAACCAAATTCACTCAAATATGATTTAAGATCGCTTAATGATTTTTTACCAAAGTTTGGAAAATTTAAGAAAAATTTATCAGATCTTAATATTACATCATAAAAATATATAGGGTTACGAATGCTTTTATTTCTTTCTGGTTTGCTATATGAAAATAAACTATTACCAACCATATAATTTAAGCATCCCCAAACGCGATTTGGGAAAAAACCTTGCTCAATCGTGCTAAATAATAATTTATATAAATATGGATCTGAGCTTTCAAGATTATGAAATAAAAATATTTTAAGGCTTAATTCATCTAAATTATTAATTGCAGATATAGTTTCAATGCGATCTGTGTAAACTTTATTTTCAATTACTAATTCGTTTAATCGATTATTTAATTCACTTAATAAATCGCCCTTATCAACTGTTGGCTCAAACGATGGAACAAATGGTGTTTTTGTTGGGCAAATTGTCTCTATAACTTCACCTAATGCTTCCCTGACACTGGCAACATAAACTGGATCAAACCTATCAATAGTAATGTAAGTACAAACGTACTTACAACCACCATCTAATTTATCTTTATAATTTGGTATAATTTTTGCATACACCTCATCTGCTGGTTCTAACCAATCCAGATGCTCAAAATCTGCTAAAAGTTTTTTAGGCAGAAACACTTGGTCATGCTCATCTTTGGTAAAAGCAAAACCAAAGCCATGCTCGTGTATTGATTTAATAATTAATGTTTGCATTTTATTCTCCTACAAGCAAAAGTGAAAGTGCCGCCCAAGGACACTGAAATTTCATGGGTTTCATATCAATATTATATTTAGCAAAATCAATTGACATAACATTTCTTGGTTCAATACCAAGCTGGCGATGGCGGTAATCGTATTCTTCACCCCCCATCCTTTCCAGCCATTTTTGACGTGTTATATGCTGTGACCAAGAGCTTTTAATTTGCTGTAATTTATCCATCACTTCACCCCTTTCTCATAAATCTCATCATCAATTCTAGTCATGATGATAACCATAGCAGTCGTCAGATCCTTCAATGACGCCTCTTCAGCAACGCGGCGGATGTTCGTCCATGAACTCTCCTTAACAGTAGCCACGTCGCGGATAATTGCTGGCTGAGGGTTTTCCTCAAGCGGAGCGCTGTATCCCTGATAAGCATAATCATTGACTTTATACTTATTTAAGAAAACCAGCAAATCGGCTTTATTAGTAGGCACATCATACTCAACATATGCGCCCAGCTTTTTTGCATCAGCTTGCGTTCCAGCCCATTGCCCTTTTGGTGTAGTATATAATCGCATTTTATTCTCCTAAGTTAATGTTAATTAAGTGATCCAGATAAACTATAATTTCTGGAAGATGAACGGCGGCTAAAGCAAAAAGTGCCATAGCCAATCCGTCGATGATCATTGAAGTATTCATGCCGCCACCTATTTGTGGAACTGAAGTAGATTGCTAAAATCTACATCGTAACCATCAAGGGCATATAAATCATTAGTGTAGTTACCACCAACATCGTGATAAATATAACCGCCAGCAACTAATGATCCAAAAGTACCCTCAGCTTGCTTCTGCGTCCAACCAGCATTTACAAGATCTTCAGCTCTCGCATATACCCAAGGGTCGTCAACTAAATCTGCAACGCAAGTGCCGCCCATAACATCCAAGCAATTTTTGATTAAGGCAGTCATTGCGGCGCTTTGATTTTCAGTAAGTGTCATTTTGTATTCTCCATTTGTGTTTATGTTATTTAAGTAATCTAACAGATTATCAGATTGGGTCAAGCGGAAAATATATCTTTTATATATCATTATGTTGTTGACGCCATCTGAATACCTGTTATATTGAGTGAATAAACATAAACATTAACGGAGAATATAAATGGAAAATTTTGTAAAAGATTGGAAAGATCCAAAGTCTAATCGTAACACTGGCAGAAAGTGGAGATTGAGTGACGAGCTTGAGCAGGCTGGTTACTTTATCAGCCGCGATTATCCGCATGGATATATTATGCATAGGCATTCTCGAACAAGAGAAATTCATTGGAATACTACATTAAAAAATATGGATCAGTGGATCACATGGAAGAAAGACACACTGTTTGACCATGAAGACATTAATAATTGGGAGATAAAATAATGAATACAGTAAAATTAACCACTAAAGTTTCAGCCCCACCAAAGGATAAAATGTATTTTAAAAGTGAGGTTGAGCATTTTTGCGTTATGGTACACGAAAATGCAGGGCAGTTAGCAAGCAAGGATCTTGAAAAAAGATATGTAAATTTTTTGGGTGATGTGTTGCAAGGTAAAGCGCAGAATAAAAGTTATGGAGTTGACGTTTTAGAAGTGTTTATTGATGATTTGGAAAATAGGCACGATATTGATATTGAACATTCTGACGTGCCAAAGTGGATACGAGGTGCAGAACTTTTAAAAAGGATTGCAACTGAAGTTAGAAAAACTGTAAATAATAATAAGGTATAATTAATAAGCACTGTGGCTCAGGTCGCAGTGCTTAGATAATTAAACCAAGGAGAGAACAAATGGTTGATAAGAGAGTATTAATTAATTTTAGCGAGGCTCAATATGAAGCCGTTGCTGAGGCCGCCAATAAATCGGCTCTTAGCTTTAATGCGTTTGTTAGGATGGCATCTTATATGGCGGCGTCCAAAGCTGGCGTTGAAGTTGCCAAACCAGAGGAAGATGAATGATTGTTGTCGGTGTAGATTGTGGTTTCTCTGGAGCGATTGCACATTACTGCACGCGCACTAAAGATCTGGATGTCATCGATATGCCTGTCATCTTAAACTCAAAGGGCAAAAACGAAATTGATATTCATTCGTTATTACATTTGTTAGAGCCAGAGGCTAAAGATCGTATGGCTGTAGTTGAACAGGTGGCATCACGTCCTAATCAATCGTCGGTTGCCACATTTAGATTTGGCATGGGATATGGCGCATTGATTGCATGTGTGGCGGCTAATAAAACGCCAATGCATTTAGTCACGCCTCAGAAATGGAAGAAACACTTTGGCCTGACATCTGACAAAGATACCAGCCGCCAATTGGCAATGCAGAGATTTCCTGATTATGCTGAGAAGTTTGTCAGGAAGAAAGATGATGGTCGCGCTGAAGCGGCACTCATTGCGCTATATGGCGCAGAAGTTTTAAACAAGTAAATTAGGAGAATATAAATGCAGATAATACCCAGCGAAGAGCTGTCAAATAAGGCATACCACGAACTGCCTGCAATCTCGTCAAGCGCTGTGAAGACAGTTGCAACGTCATCATTATACCATTGGAAGAACTCTAAGTTTAATTCCACGCCAGCTATGATCTTAGGATCTGCGTTTCACGCTATGCTGTTAGAGCCAGAAAAAAACTTAGTTTTAAACTCAGAACTATCACGGCGTGGTAGTAAGGCTTGGAAAGAGCAGGAAGATTTTTTAGATGATGATCAGATATTGCTACCAACAGGTGAATACGAGCAGTGTCAGAAAATGGTCGATGGTTGCCTACAAAACAAAATGGCTAGAAATTTATTAACTAATGAAGATCTGCTGGCTGAATACAGCTTTATGGCGACGTGTTTAGAAACAGGTTTAGAGCTGAAGTGCAGACCCGATGGGCTGTTAAAAGAGGCTGGTATAGTAATAGACCTAAAGTCATGTTTGGACGCATCCTATCGTGGTTTTGATAAGGCTGTGAGAAATTTTCGTTATGATCTCCAAAGTTGCGTATACAGGTACATTTTAAAGCTATGTAAAATTG